GCCTTGGGGGTTCGAGTCCTCCATCTTCCGCCAAAACCCCTTTTGAGTCAGGAAACATAGGCAGTGGAGTTTCCGGTTTGCTTTAGAATCTGCCTCACACGGAACAGTAAGCATAACAGGTACTGCGGCTGATTGCTAATCAGTTCGTCGATGGATGTCGGCGTGTCGGTTCGAGTCCGGCTTGTTCCGCCAGCGACCGTGGTGAAGTCGCGCCCACCTTCTTTCTTCTTTATCCCCCACAGCCCCGAGATGATCGGGGCACATGGTTCTGTATCTCAGTAGGTAGAGAGCCTGGCTCATAACCGGGAGTACTTCAGTTCGATCCTGAACAGAACCACCACACACAACCAATGGGAAACGGAGTGAGAATCATGTTTACACCTGATGTAGTTTGGAGCCTTATCCTTTGCGGCATCTGCATAATTCTGCTGATCCATGGTGACAGAAGCATGAAGAAGCTGCTCCTGATCGGTGCGCTGCTGCTGATTACATGCGCCAATGTGCAGGGTACGATCTGATACGGACGCACGAAATGTCGCTTCTTTTCAAAACAAGCGACGAGGAAAGCAAGCGATAGAAAACAAGCGATACATATACGGAGATGTCGCCAAGAGGTAAGGCAAGGGCCTTTGACTCCCTTACACGGTGGTCCGAATCCACCCATCTCTGCCATATCTGCTCTACCATGTTGTAGAGACAGACCAAGGACGAGGTAACGCCTTGTCTTTCTTTATGCCATCATAGCTGCAGCTGGTAGAGCGGGTGATTTGTAATCATCAGGTCGTCAGTTCGAGTCTGACTGGTGGCTCCAATATCCCCGTCGTACAAATCCACAAGGGAGTATAACTCACCGAAGGACTGGAACCTCTGCAGAGAGCATGTTGCCAATGCCGGCTTTGGAAACCGGCCGGGGATCTATATGCCGTAGTAGCTCAATCGGTAGAGCATCAGCCTTCCAAGCTGAGGGTCGCGGGTTCGATCCCCGTCTACGGCTCCAATAAAAATGCACACACTTTCTGATTTGTGTGTACGAATTTTAATCGTTCTGGACTGCTATAAAGAGCAAGAGAGTTCACGCCCTTTTCCGTTCAGAGCGAAATAAACACAATCTTTCGATGAGGTGGTGAGGTGAGCAACGTCAAGAGTCCTACTCCCGATATGGAGAAAGTCAAAAAGCGTGTAATCGCAGAATACCGAAAAGGATCCAAACCGAAGGAGCTTGCGGAGAAGTACGAAGTCAGCGTAAACACCGTTAAGTCCTGGATAAAGCGGTACAAGGATAAGCACCCGGAAAAAGGTGCATCCGATGCAACTGCACCTCGTAAAGCGGGTGCACCCTTAGGCAACACGAATGCGGTGGGTAACTCTGGCGGTGGAGCACCTTACGGAAATACCAATGCCCTGAAACATGGGGGTTACTCGAAGGTATTCTGGGACAGCCTCTCAGAAGAGGAACAAGAGCTTCGGGTGTCCAAAGAGATGGACGAGGAAGACATGCTCCTTGACGAGATAGATCTGCTCACCATTCGAGAGCGCAGAATCATGAAGCGAATCGAGCGTTTCTCCAACGAGTTCAAGAGCGGGCAGACCATCAGCGGAACTGTCCGAAGTGAGAGAATGCGAGCCTTCGCCAATGATGACGAAAAGGCAGAGTACACCAACCGGATCCAAGAGAAGGTTGAGGCTGGAGAACGGCTTCCTGGCCGTGAGTACAACATGACCACGACAACAGAGGCCACCTACGATATTGTCCAGCGATTGGAAGAAGCACTCTCCCGCTGCCAGGATCAGAAGCGCAGAGCCATTGAGGCATTGTCCAGGCTGAGAATTGAGCGTGGAGAAACAGGTGGATCCAGCGTTGTTGATGACTGGGTAACAGCTGTAATGGAGGCTGACGAAGATGGCCAGGAAGGATAAGAACGATAAGCGTTTAGCCCTCTTTCGCCAGAGGATCCCGCTGTACAAGAAGGACATCTCCTTATTTGCACGAGAGCAGCTGCACTTCGACCCGGACGATTGGCAAGAGGCTCTGTTCAAAGACGTTGTAAGCCATAACCGAATAACTGTTAAGTCAGGACAGGGCGTTGGCAAGACCGGCTGTGAATCGGTCATTGCTATTTGGTTCCTGTCCTGTTTTCCTTATGCGAAGGTCATCGCAACTGCACCCACCCGGAGACAGTTACATGACGTGCTCTGGTCGGAGATCGACAAGTGGCGCAGCAAGTCACCAGTTCTCTCCCAAGTCCTGAAATGGACAAAAACCTATATCTACATGATCGGCTACGAAAAGCGCTGGTTCGCCACCGCTCGAACTGCCACGAAACCTGAGAATATGCAGGGCTTCCACGAAGATAACATGATGTTCATCGTCGATGAGGCATCTGGCGTTCCAGAACCGATCATGGAAGCTATTCTGGGTACCTTGTCCGGCGTGAACAATAAGCTGCTCATGTGCGGAAACCCCACGAAGACATCAGGAACTTTCTATGACAGCCATACCGCCGATCGTGCGATATACCGCTGCCATACAGTCAACAGCGAAAACAGCAAGAGAACCAACAAGGAGAACATAGCGGCTCTGGCCCGGAAGTATGGCCGAGAGTCCAATGTTTTCCGAGTGCGTGTGCTTGGTGAATTTCCGTTGCAGGAAGATGATGTGTTCATCCCTCTGTCTCTGATCGAGCAGGCAACAATGCTTGAACCTGATGAAACCGTGTCGAAGATCTCCCTGGGCGTTGACGTTGCCCGGTATGGAGATGACGAAACAGTTATTGCATCGAAGGTCGGCGGAAACATTGCGCTGCCAACGATCCGACACGGACAAAACCTGATGAAAACCGTGGGAGACATAGTGATTCTATACCGGAAACTCATTTCCGAGAATCCGGACTATAAAGGATCCATCGTATGCAACATTGACGATACCGGCCTGGGTGGCGGTGTGACCGACAGATTGGAAGAGGTCAAGGCAGAGCAGAAGCTCACACGCCTTGAAATCGTCCCGGTCAATGCCAGCGCAGCACCACCAAAGGAAGGATCTGAGCACTATAGCGACATCACCACCTATATGTGGGCAACTGTCAGAGATCTACTTGAGGCGAGAGCCCTGATCCTGCCGAACGATAACGAGTTGGTTGCTCAGCTGTCTGTACGAAAGTACGGCATAGCATCCAGCGGCAAGATCGTGCTGGAAAGCAAAAAGGAGATGAAGAAAAGAGACATCGATTCTCCCGACCGTGCTGATGCCGTTGCATTGGCCTGCTTCTCCAGGAACAAGATCTATGACAGCTTCGTCGATAACATTCAGACCATCATCATCTCCATTGAGGCGATCAAGGCTATGCGGTTGGAACACATCAACATCGGCGTAAGCGTATCCCGTGGATTCAACAAAACAGCTTTCGTGGCAACTGGCGTAGGCCGGAACTACGGAAAGGCAATAGTGCTTGAGTCAGCGGTTGTCGAGGGAAGCTCGGATACTGATGCTGTGGGCAGAGCCTTCGCAGACTTCGCAAAGAGGATCAATGCGAAATATGGTGCACTCAGCCATGTGTACTGCGATCCTGAAGAGTATGTGCTTGTGCGAAGCCTGAGAAATGCGGCGAATAACCGTGCCCTCAATGTTACCGTGAGAAATGCCGTTGGTCAGGATGTGGGCGAAAGAGTCCTGCTTACCAATAGGCTGATCGCACAGAATCGTCTGTTTATGTCTGGACAGTGCGATTCTCTTACCAAAGCGTTTTCCGGTGCCACATGGAGCGATAAGGGCAAGCCTGAAACCAGAGGCGACACGGTAGACGATATAACACGTAATGCCTTTGAGTACACCGTCGAGCGTGACGGTGGCAAATACATCAGGAACGAGGTGCGATAATGGCATTTGAGGCCGTTAAGAACTTTATAAGGAGGATAAGGCGATTGTTCACGAACAATTTCATACAGTCCATTCCGGAGATCGCAAAGCTGCAGAGCGTGGCTTCGGAAAAGATGATCGAGGACATCGATCTGTGGCTGAATATGTATGGCGGGAGTGCTCCGTGGCTGAAGGAAAATGATCAGTCGCTGAAGCTTCCCGCCATTATTGCGTCTGAGGTGGCTCGGCTGGTCACTCTGGAAATGCAGGTGGAAGTCACCGGCTCGCCGATGGCTGATTACATTGACGAGATGCTGAAGATGATTCGGAAGAATGCCCGGCTCATCACAGAATACGCCTGTGCCGGCGGTGGCCTGATCATCAAGCCTTGCGTGGGCAGCGAGAAGATCCACCCTGAGTTCATCCAGGCAAACGCTTTCTTCCCGATCGCCTATAACAGTAGCATGAAGATCACTTCCGCATACTTCATCTACCGTCATTGGGAAGGAAAGAGAGTTTTCAGCCGTCTCGAAAAGCATGAGCTGATCGGAACTACCTACACCGTGACCAACGAGGCTTTTGTCTCTACCATGGAGCAGACCTTGGGTAAACGGTGTGAACTGGCCGAAGTTGCAGAGTGGGCAGACATCGATCCCGAGGTGAAGATCCAGGGCATCGATTCTCCTCTGTTCTCTTACTTCAAGATCCCCATCGGCAATACAACGGATATGACATCTCCTCTGGGCGTGTCCGTGTACAGCCGAGCTGTTGAACTGATCCGGGATGCCGACGAGCAGTACCAGCGCTTCCTTTGGGAATACGAAGGCGGCGAACTGGCTATCGATGCATCCTCTGATGCCTTTGCTGTCTTTGATGGCATCCCGCAGCTGCCGAAGGGCAAGGAACGCTTGTACCGCACGAATGACCTCGATGCCGCGGCTCTGACGGGATCCACCAATGAGCTCCTGAAGGCATGGGCACCCAACCTCCGGGACAGCAACTACATGAGCGGTCTGAATCGTATCCTGATGCAGATTGAAGATGCCTGCTGCCTGTCCCGTGGTACCCTGTCCGATCCCACTGAGGCCGCAAAGACAGCCACAGAAATCAAGATCATGAAGCAGAGATCCTACACCCTCATATCAGACATCCAGGAGTCGCTCGAGGCGGCCATCGAGGATTATATCCATGCGGTGTATGTCCTGGAACCGCTTTACGATATGGCCACTGATGGTAAATACACCACGAATTACAAGTGGGATGACAGCATCATTGTCGATACCGAAGCAGAGAAACTTGCTGACCAGCAGGAAGTTTCTCAGGGCCTGATGCAGAAGTGGGAGTACCGTGTGAAATGGTACGGTGAAACTGAGGTGCAGGCCAAGAAGATCCTGGCGGAATCTCAGAGCATGACTGACGATCAGATCCTTGGCTTTGACGGTAACGATCCGCTTAAGGAGCCTGAAGAGGATCCCAAGAAGTAAGGCGGTGCATAGATGTTACCACCTGAATATCTGATTGGGTGTGCGGATGAGGTTGTGGAAACCTTTGCGGCTGTCGAGGATGAAATCATAGCAGATGTGGCCAAACGGATAGTCAAGATGAGGCTTGTATCTGAGACTTCTGAATGGCAGATTATGAAAGCTCGTGAAGTCGGTCTGCTCAATCGGAATGTTCAGAAGATCCTGGCCGAAGCATCCGGTTATTCCGAACAGGAGATCCGCAGGTTGATGAACGAAGCTGGAATGAAAGCGTTGGAGTATGACGATGCGATCTACCGCATGGCAGGCCTGCATCCGCTGGCCTTCTCCGAATCTCCTGCGCTTGCGGCTATTCTCCTGCACGGAACGGATGATACCCTGAAGCTGATAGCCAACTTCACTCAGACCAGGGCGATGACGACAGAGGTTGCGTTCCGTAACCTCTGTGACAAAGCCTTTTTACAGGTTATGAGTGGTGCATACGATCCTGAGACAGCCATCCGCAGGGCGATCTGGGAACTGGCAAGGCAAGAGATCTCCAAGATAGCCTATCCATCCGGACATAAGTCAAGCATGGAAAATGCTGTCCGGAGAGCCGTTATAACTGGCGTAAATCAGAGCATTGCAAAGCTTCAGCTTGCCCGGGCAGATGAAATGGGTTGTGAGCTGGTCGAAGTTACATCCCACGCAGGCGCAAGACCTTCTCATGCTGTATGGCAAGGGCAGATCTATTGCATCCGAGGCAAACACAAGGAATACGAAGATTTCTATTCTGCTACCGGTTACGGTACCGGTGCAGGCTTGTGCGGTTGGAACTGTTACCACAATTTCTATCCGTATTTCGAGGGGTTATCTACCCCTGCATTCAGCCGGGATCCCTCCCGGGATGCAGGGCGCAGCAATAATGCTGACTATGAGAACCAGCAACAGCAAAGATACTATGAACGCCAGATCCGGGCAGCGAAGAAAGAATGTGTTGCTCTCAATGCCGCATACGAGGCAGCGAACGGATCGGCAAAGCAGTCGTTCAAAGAGGACTTCAACCAAGCAGCACTCAAGCTGAAACGGCGAGAGGCCAAGATGGACGACTTCTTACTCAGGACTGGACGCACCCGCCTGCGGGAGCGTGAACAAACTCCTGGCTTCAACCGCAGTGTAAGTTCAAGAGCGGTATGGGCCAAGAGGAAAAGTCAAACTTAATCCAAAACTAAGTAAAACTAGGAGGATGAAATCATGAAGGAACTCAAAAGAGATCTTCTGACCAGTAAATACACGAAGGTGGAAGTCGAGGAGGACTACTCCTACAACGCCCCTCACCGGTACGTGGTCAAGAGAGCACACCATA